ATTAATAACTTTAATATAAACTAATTTAATATATAATAACTAATACTTTACCTTATTACCACCTGAAGTTAAGTATGTTTGTAATATATTATCTTTCTTTTTATCAAAATGTGTTTTCATTTTCTCTACGTTTCTAATATCGTCATCTGAAAATCCAATATTTGGTGTGAAGTAATTACTAATTTTATTCTTCATAAAGGCTTTTTTCTGTAACCTATGTGATAATAATTTAATGTATCTAACAAAGGTCTCCATTGCGTCAATCTTTCCTTGTTCTGGATTTATTGCGGAACCGTCACCAAACGACACTGGGTGAAACCTACACAAGTCTAAGTACGATCTAATCAACTCATCATTAGAAAGTAATACCTCATCAGCCAACTCTCTATATTTTTTTAAGTTCCTAATAAGTTTTGAAGAATTTAAACCGTGTTTATTTAATTTAATTAAACGATAAACGGCTTCTTTTAATATTATTGGTGTATGACCTCTTGCTGTTATTATTGCAAAAACAGAACCATTATTAATTGCTTCCACAAAATCAAACCAAGCAGGACCTGTTTGTGCGACCATTGAATCACGTAAAAAGTTTTTGTCACCTGTGACTTTAAAATCTCTGAATGGATTGTCGTCAAAGTCAACAATAGTAATGTTGTTATAGTTAAACGGTATCACACCAATTTCGGTTCTGTGTTCGGCGAAGTCCTCTGTTGACATACCAACACTATTACCATTTTTATCTTTAAGGTAAATCTTTGTTGGCATAAACATAAGGTTGTCATCCCAATCAAATGCGTAGTATTTCATAATTGGGTTTGACTTGTCGTCTACCATCTCTGTTAAGATTTTTTTAATCATAATTCTATTTTTACTTGACAAAGTTATAATTTTTTATTTAACTAACAACATTTTTTTAAAAAAAAGTTACATAAAAGTCTAAAACAAAAAAAGTCCCCCAAAAAATTTGGAGGACCTCATCATTTTATTTTAATCTATTAAATGTTGTCAAACGACGCACCAGTTGGTGTGATATAGAACGTAATATCGATATATTCAAGCGCACGAGTCGGTTTGATATACACCTTCCCCGTCAACTGATTTCTATCTAAATCGGCAGTATCACTTGATACCTCAACTCTAAAGTCATATAAACCTCTATCTCTTCTGATAGCATCCAAGATTGGATTTACAGCGTTTAAGAAGTCTTGTCTAACTTGTTCATCGTTTTGGTCAAATAACAACCTTACAGAAACCGCAGATATTAATTTACGTGCTTGTAATAACAATCTTCTAACGTTGATTCTATCAAGGGCTGATTCTCTAACTTGTAATGTTTTATTACCCCAAATTACAGTACCCACATCAGCGAATGTTGCAATTGGATTAAGTCTACCAGTATATAGAACGTCTCTATCTTCTTGTGTTAACTTTTTACGAGCCTTAACAGAATTTACAATACCACGAGTATATCCAGCTGCCGCGAACCAAGGGAACGCGATATTATCAGTTAATGCTAGGTTTCTTGTAACCTCAGCCGTTGCTGGTATATAAACTTGTGTGTTATTAACACTATCTCTAGTTAACACCCAAGGGTAATATGTTGCAGTATAGTTTGAATCAATTCCAGTTTGTTCTAAATTATCAACCGCTTCTTGGGGGTAAATAAAATTATCACCTTCTGTTGTTGATGCAACAAACATATTGTAATCTGGTGTTGTTGTAATATATAATGAATCCGCTCTTTCGTTCTCAACCATATCTATAGTTGCTTCAACTAGGTCACTATTGTTTACATAATCAATACCTGGTGATGTAAATACATTTATATTAACTGCTTCAGGGTTTGCAAAAGTTCTAATACCTAATAAGTACGCGTAATAATCTGTATTAGCGTAATCTACTGTTCCGTCACCAATTGCGATTTGTTTAAATGCACCCCAACCTTTAGCGTTCGGATATCTATCAGAGACACAAGCACCGTTTAAGAAACCTGAACGACCTAATACAAAATTATCACTATTAGTTCTGTATTCTCTATAGATGTCCCAACCATCAAACCCACCACCAACAAGGATTGTGAATTTTCTAGAGAACAATCTATAATAAGGACTTTCAGGACTTGTTGGTTCAGATGAAAATGTTGCATCACCAACGTAATATTTTGGAGATCCACTTGTTGTAAATCCGTTTGAAATTGTTATACCACTTGCGAGTTTATCCATATGGAATCCTCGTGTTTTGTATGACCATTCACCACCCTCTAAGTCACAAGACGAATTTGGGTTTCTTTTTCCTTTATATTCAAAGAAACTAGTGTCAAAACCAACGTTATTTGAAAAACCTAAATATGTTTTTCTAACATTGTCACCACCAGAAATTACAGCGTCATCATTTCCACTTGAGAAACCAAATGGTGGGTTATAGACAACTTCACCTGGGAAATCATATTTTGTTTTATAAATTGGGAATGGTGGTTTAACATCAGCATATTCTCTAAATACATAACCATCAAAACCACAAGGTAATGCGTCAGTTGGTGCATCCTCGTTCATTTCAACCATAATATATTTTGAATTTAACTGGTATTCACCATCTAATGTACCAATTTTTTTCGCAATAAAGTTATTTTGTGATGGATCCATTGAACAGTTCGTAAATTTCTCAATCACAACAGGGTTTGAATCAACGTCATAATAATCTCTAACTAAAACATCAAACGTTCTGTTGTTGAACGACATATTAATAAACGATATTTTTACCTCACTATTTGCTGAATTACCATCAGATATTGTGTAGAATTTAAATAAATTAAATGTTTTAGTACCTCTTAATTCAGACACAACCCAAGGTGATGATGGTGTTTGATATTTATCTAAATACCAACCGATTGATGATGAATCATTACTCTGAGCCGACTCTAAAGCGACTAAATCAGAACTTAAACCTCTAATATAACCTTTTTTCCAACCGTAGTTTAATAATGATTGGAATCTTTCTTCCAAAAATAACGGTGTTGAGGTTCTTGGTTTTCCAAAGTTCGTACCACCAAATACCTTTGCAATATATTGTGCGTCAGTTTGTGAGAAAGAAGTTTCAAAAACAAAATTAGTACCGGCGTTATTTGTTACATTTATAGCGAACGGCATATATGGATCTTTAAGAACCGGACTATACTGACCACCCATATTTAATGATACATTTGTTGTCGCTGAAACCTCAAATACTGGATTATTACCATCAGCGTATGTTGCGATACCTCTAGATCTTAATGTTGCAACAACTAAATTATCATACTCTGTGTAAGAAATACCTGAGTAATAATAAATTTTACCAACAACATTTCCTGAATAACAAGTAATAACCTCTGGTTGTGTTGTTGTTGTGGTTGTTGTGGTTGGTGCTGGATTACAAGGATCTGTTGTCGTTGTAGTTGTCGTTGGTGTTATAGTTGTAGTTGTTGTTGTTACCGGAATGATTTCAGATAATTCATCAACATATAAGAAAAATGAAAAACCTGAGTATAAACCATTACCAATGTTTTCAAACTGTGCGTAATACCAAGGGTCATTGAATGGTGATGAATAGTTTGTTAATTCACTTGATGGTGAAGGAACATTAAATACATTATTTTCATTTGTAAACAATGTTGATAAAGTACTATAATCGTCACCCCAAATTGAACCGAAATAACTAATAGTGTCAGCAGACGTTGACGGTTCGGCAATAACACCACTAATCAAACTTCTAATGTTTGCATCCAATGTTGATACAGATCCATTAAACGTTTCATATTGTGTTGTCAACATACTTTCAATTTGACTTGGGAAGTTGTTTTCATACCCGATTGTTTCAGATGAATTTGTACAACCAGTAAACCCAACGTTAAATGTTGTTGCACTTGGTTGTAAACAAATAAATTCACAATCAATCGTTTGACCACTTTCACACATAAAATCAACGGTCGTTGGATCAACGTTTGCTTTAGTTACGACTGACCAAGATGGTCCCGCATCATAACCAGATAATCCAAGGATTCTAGTTACAAATAATTGGTTAGATTGTTGTAAATATGATTTCGCGATGTACGACGCTTCATATTTCGGAATTTGTGTGTTAACAAATTTTTCTGGTGACGTACCCCCAAAATAAGTTTGGAATTCGTCAAAGTTTCTAATAAAGATTGGTTCAAAAGCCGGACCCTTTAAAGTTTCTCCTGCAATACCAAGTGTTGTAACTCCAACACTTTGTGCGACAAAACTTAAATCCACTTCTGAAGTATAAACACCTGGTGATACAAATATTTTACTGTTAGTTGCCATAGATTTTAATTTATTTTTTTAATTTATTTTATTAATAAATATTCACGTTTTTACCAAAAACTTTATATGAATGAAAGTATTTATAAATTGGTAGGTTTTTTTTCTACCTTTTTTCTACTTATGGAACCAAACGAAAAAAAAATTAAAAATTTAAAGATTGATAAGGACGTTCACGATGTTTTAAAGAAATATTGTGATAAACGAGGGATTAAAATGTATAAATTCCTTGAGGGTCTAATAATGGATAAATGTAAGGAAAAAAGAGATATTTACGGTGAGGATTAAATAATCTCTTGTAAAAACACAATCTCGGAAATCTGACCAACATCAACCTTTGTTATGTTGATTCTTAATTCATCACCAGTGTTGATTTGGATTTCGGTCAAATCATTACCGTAGTAGTCATCATTAATATAAACTTCAAATTGATCAATATTCTGATTTGATGATAATTTAAGATTTGTTGTATAATTAAATTTATAAACAGAAACAATGTTACCTACAGAATAATTTTCACGATACGTTTGTGGTATTTCTGGAATTTGTTTTTTTGGTTTTCTGTTTTTTATTTTAGTGTCAGTTTCATAAATCTGAAACGTTCTTGTTATAGCAGGACTTATTTCAAATTCATCCTCATCCATTAAAAAACCTTGTAATGTGAATTCGTATTTTTGTAGATAGACCTTTCTTTTTTCCAAATCCATAATAGATTCGTCGGATATATTACCCATAATAATAGGAATATAATGACCTTTAATTGTTTGATACGCTTGTTTTGACGCGAATTTTGTGATTACATTTTGATTAAACTTATTTAATTCACGCATTCTATTACAAACAATAACAACCGTATATTTTATATCAACAGGGATTGGTTGTGGTATTTTATAGATATCAAAACCATTTCTTTGACCATCCCAAGTTGGTACTTTCATATAAAAATATTGTCTTCTGTTTGGTATGTTTGATAACATAATAGATGGGTTATTACCAAAGGTTACTTCTGGTGATCTAACAATACCAATAAATGGGGGTTCCGCGTTTTTATCTATGTTTTGGAAATCCCAAGTCTCTGTGAATTGAGCCCAATTTTGTGTTGTTATTAACACGTCAACCGTTGGGATTGTTTTACCCTCAACCACACACTTTAATTCATCACGAACAAAATCCATAAATCCTCTGTCCAAATCAGAATGTAATAACGATTTTGGTAAATACGTACCATCTTGTGAAATCATATTCGCAATTTCGTGTCGTCTAGGTAATAAAGTTTTACTCTCTATTAGATTAATATCTTTTTTTATTTTTTTTGGTAATGCCATAACTTATAACCCTCTAAATTCATTAGGACCAACAGGTGCTCCGATTATTGTTCTATAAAATGGTCGATAACCTTTGTATGTATGTTTGGTATCAGATGTTATACGGCCGTCGTTAACCACAGTATAATATCTCACAAAACTTTCGGTATCATAATATCCAATATAATCACCAAACTCAATATCAATATTAAGATCGTCCAAAGTCTTTAAAAATACCGAAACAGTTATATTACCAGGTTCAAGTTGATCTAATTTTGTTGAACCCATAATTTTATTTTCTGGTGATGCAATTGTAACCTGTGCGTTAAACTCAACTGGGGGTAAAAACTTAATACCATCAGACACCGTTTCACCATAAACATCGTCGGTTTTGGTTTTGGTTTTATCAACGCGGTACAACACGCAAGTGTAATTCATATCGCCAATTAACCATTCCTCGGAAAGTGAGACCTCTAAATCAAAATCATTTGAGCCAAAAAACTTACCTAATCTTGTTATTGGAACTTTTGGTGTGTTCATTTTAAATTGTTTTGTATTTATAAATATCAAATTTATAATTATTTTTATTCATTAACGGGTAATTTTGGAAAATCAAAAACAACTAATAGAACATAAGGCTTTAGAATTATTGGACACATATGATGGTGCGAACAATCATATATTATGTATGAAAGTCAAAAAACAAACAAATAAAAAGTTTTACCCGACTAGAACTCAAGCGGAATATATTGTAAATTATTATAGTACGAACCCAAAAGTTGCTAGAAAGTGGGTTGACCTTGATACATATTTTGCTGAAAAATTCGCTAAAGAAAGGTATTTTCTTGAAACACCAAAACAAATTTACATTGAGAAATTATTAGTTGAAAAAGATAAGTCATATCACATTTGGGGTAAGTTCTTTGAGAAAGATAATTTGTCTGAATTTTGGATTCCAAAATCATCATTAATAAAATCACATACAATAAAAAAAGTTGAGGTTGATTACTCAAAGTATGACAATAGACCACCATTACCTCATCAAAAAGAAGCGATTGAGAAACTTGTTGGTTCAAAAAGGTTTATTTTGGCTGATGACATGGGTGTGGGAAAGACGACAGCCACAATTATAGCAGCCCTTGAAACCAAGGCGGAAAAGATTTTGGTTGTTTGTCCGGCATCACTTAAAATAAATTGGCAACGAGAGTTTGTTAATTATTCCGATAAGAGTTGTTTTATTGCGGAAGGAAAAAAATTCTCAACGGAACACGACATTGTAATTGTTAATTATGACATCTTAAAAAATTTTTATGACATTAAAAACCCCAACGATTCGGTTATAGGTCAAATTAATTTTGATTTGATCATATTGGATGAAGCACATATGGTAAGTAATAGTCAAGCCGCTAGAACAAAAATAATTAATAGTTTTACAAAAAAGGCCAAATATTTGTGGTTATTAACGGGAACACCAATGACAAACAGACCAATCAATTATTATAATTTATTAAACTTGATTGAAAGTCCTGTTGCACAAAACTGGATGGCTTATGCTATTCGTTATTGTGAGGGTTATCAATTTAGGGCTGGTAATAGAAAGATTTGGAATGTTAATGGTGCATCAAACTTGGAAGAACTAAGGGAAAGAACTTCGGGTCAAATTCTTCGTAGATTAAAAGAAGATGTTTTGGATTTACCAGATAAAATTATAACACCAATATATCTAAAAACAACATCAAAAGAGTATAAAGATCTTATGGGTGAATATTATGAATGGTTGGATAAAGAAGAAGGTTCTTCGTCATTAACGGTACAATTTTCAAAACTTATGCAAATTAGAAAATTGATTGCTAATGAAAAGGTTAAAGAAACAATTGAATTTGCCCAAAATATAATTGATCAAGATAAGAAAGTTATTATTTTTACAAACTTTACGGAAACGTTACAAATGATTCATAATCACTTCGGTAAACAATCTGTCTATTTGGATGGTAGTTGTAATAAAACACAAAGACAATATGCTGTTGACCAGTTTCAAGAAAACGACAAGATAAAAGTATTTGTCGGAAATCTAAAAGCGGCGGGGGTTGGTTTAACACTAACAAAGGCTGAAGCGGTAATAATGAACGATTTATCTTTTGTCCCAGCGGAACACGCACAAGCCGAAGATAGAGCGTACAGATATGGTCAAAAAAATAATGTATTGATTTATTATCCGTTGTTTATCAACACAATTGAGGGTGCTATTTATGACATATTAAACAATAAGAAAAAAATAATCGGAACTGTTATGGGTGATATTAGTTCAGACCCTGGAGATACTGTTGAAGAAATTTTAAAATCAATTAATCAAAAAATGTAATATTTATTATTATGCGAATAATAATAACCGAAAATCAATATAAACTAATCAAAGAAAACGTTTCTTTAAAGGAAAAATTATTAGGTTTAATTAAAAAAGTTGGATTTGAATCAGTAGTAAGAGTTGTTGGGTCCTTGGATAAAACTTTTCAGATTTTTGATATTAAAGAACCAATGGATTTCTTAAACTTATTTAATGATTTGGACGTTGTTCAGAGTGAAGAAGAACCAAATTGGGTGTTGTATAGGTATAAAAAAGGTCATAATTTTATGATTCACGATAGAAAAATTAAATATGTTTTCATTAATTATGACGAAATATGGTCAGTTTTGGAAGATAAATTTGATATTAACTTTGGTGACATCATAAACGTTGTAGAGACGTGGTTGGGTGAGGTCTATGATTTAAAGGGGATCACAACGTATAACCATATTATTGGCACGCACAACACCACAATTTAAGAAAGTAAGAACGATATAACCAATTAAATCACATTTCATAATCATTAGATATTTATTATTATGAAAATCACAATTAAACATAATGATTCTGGGCTTGACACTAACGATAAAAAAATGTACAATGATTTTATCAAGTTTTTAAGTAAACATTATCCTGTTAATCAAGATTTAACAATTTTGTTTTTGGGTGATAAAATGGGTCAAATGTCAACTGGTAGTCAGAGTATGGACGGTACATTAAAAATTTTATCAAAAAATAGATTAAACCGTGACATTATGAGGACCTTGGCTCACGAGTGGGTTCACGCACATCAACGATTTGTTTTAGGTAGAGAACGAGGACCAGATATTGGTGGTCAAAATGAAGATGAGGCAAACGCTTTTGCTGGTAGATTAATAAAAATGTTTGAAAAAGAATACCCAGATTATAATCAATTGGTTTTTGAGTGTTCAGAAAAAATAGTTAATAAAATTAATCTTATCTCAGAACAAATTCTCTTAACGGAAAAAGAAAACATCAAAGAAGAGTTTATTATGGAAATGAAAAAAATTGGTATTGAAAAATTACCATATTCATATTCCGCATTAAAACAATTCGTTGATCCAAAAACGATGGATATCCATTACAACAAACATTATAAAGGTTATGTTAAAAAATTAAATGATGCCTTATCGGAAAAAAAACATAAAGATATTGAATTAGAAGATATTATAAAATCAATTAGTAAATTTGACGAGAAAGTACGAAACAACGCTGGGGGTGCTTTTAACCATGCTTTGTTTTGGAAGATGTTGTCACCAAAGAAACAAATACCAAAGGGTGAAATTTTTGATAAAATTACCAAACAATATGGTAATATAAAAAAGATGAAAGATGAGTTTAACCAAATTGCAAAAGATAGATTTGGTTCTGGTTGGGTTTGGCTTGTCTTAACAAAAACAAATAGACTTAAAATTATGTCCACACCAAATCAAGATAATCCATTAATGAATATCATTAAAGATGGTGGTTATCCATTGTTGGGGTTGGATGTCTGGGAACACGCGTATTATTTAAAATATCAAAATAAACGTGACGAATATATTAAAAACTTTTGGAATTGTGTTAATTGGGAATTTGTTAATGATTTATATATCTCAAAAACAAAAAAAGAGGATAATAAAAAACCATTAAATGAATCAATATCTTTAAAAGAAAAATTATTGGGTTTAATCAAAAAAGTTGGTTTTGAATCTGTAACAAAGATTGTTGGATCTTTGGATAAAACATTTGAAATCTTTGACATTAAAGAACCGACGGATTTCTTAAATTTATTTAATGATTTGGAATCAGTTCAGAGTGAAGAAGATGAAGATTGGACATTATATCGTTATAGAAAAGGACATAATTTTATGATTTACGATAGACACTATGATGTTGTTTATATTAATTCTGATGAAATTTGGTCAGTTTTAGAAGATAAATTTGGTCTTGAATTTTTTGAAAGACAGAAAATTATAGGGATATGGTTGGGTGAGGTCTATAATTTAAGGGGTGTCAGAATCTACGCAAATGGCGAGCAAGTAGTTGGAAAAATTGAATGAGGTCTACAAATTTAAAAAAAATAGAATATTTATCAATATGAAAATTATTATATCCGAAAGTCAATACAAACTAATTAAAGAAAACGTTTCTTTAAAAGAAAAGTTATTGGGTTTAATAAAAAAAGTTGGATTTACACCAACTACAAGGGTTGTTGGGTCCTTGGATAATTTATTTAAAATCTTTGACATTAAAGAACCAATGGATTTCTTACATCTATTTAATGATTTGAAAGGTACCCAATCTGAAGAAAAAGAAAATTTGATATTATTTCGTTATAAAAAAGATCATAATATAATGATTTACGATAGAAAAAAGGATTATGTTTATATCAATTATGATGAAATTTGGTCAGTTTTGGAAGATAAATTTGGTCTTAACTACTCTGAAATACAAAAACTTACAGAGAGGTGGTTGGGTGAGGTCTACAATTTAAGGGGAGTCACACCTAAATTTGTATTTATGCCAATGGATTTCTTTACTGGATAAGGTCTACAATTTAAAAAATATTAGAATATTTATCAATATGAAAATTATTATATCCGAAAATCAGTATAAACTAATCAAAGAAAACGTTTCTTTAAAAGAAAAATTACTAGGTTTAGTTAAAAAAGTTGGTTTTGAATCTGTCGTAAAGATTGTTGGATCCTTGGATAAAACTTTTGACATTTTTGATATTAAAGAACCGATGAATTTCTTAAACTTATTTAACGATCTGGAATCGGTTCAGAGTGAAGAAGAAGAATATTGGACATTATATCGTTTTAAAAAAGGTCATAATTTTATTATTTCCGATAGAGAAAGTGATGAGATTTATATTAATTATTATGAAATTTGGTCAGTTTTGGAAGGTAAATTTGGTCTTAACTACACTAATATACAGAAACTTATAAAGAGATGGTTGTATGAGACCCACAATTTAAGGGGTGTCACAACATTGATAATTGGTGTTGATGACAATTGGATGAGGTCTACAAATTGAAAAAATAGAATATTTATCAATATGAAAATTATTATATCCGAAAGTCAGTATAAAAGATTAAATGAATCTTTAAGTGAAAAAGAAATCATTCAAAACAACATTAAAGAGGATGGTTGGAATAAACTATTAAAGTATAATAGTTCTGATTCAATTTTATCAAAAGGGTTTGACAACAATCCGTTTGAGTTTTTAAACATATATAACGATTTAGAAACAGTTATAAGTCAAACATCATCTAATATAATGTTGTTCCGTAAAAAACCAAATGATAATTTGATGGTTTTTAATTTGTTAACGAAAAAAATGTTTATTAACAACACCGAACTTTGGATGATATTAGAAGATTTGTTTAAACTAACACCAGAACAAACAGAATATATTATAAAAATGTGGTTAGATAAAACGTTTAACATAAGTGATGCAAACCCAGTTAGAAACTACAACCCAAAATTAATGGTAATCGGTTAAAATTTAAACTTGTTGATATTTATATAAAAAATCACTATGGGAATAATTGACGAACCAGAAAGAAGTAACTTATATAAAAAAGTTAGACATTTATTAGGTGCACCACAAAGAAGTGTTGAACTAGAGGACGAACAAATGGATACGCTTTTAGAATTCTCTATTGATGAATATTCACAATATGTACAAGATTGGTTAATTGAATCACAATGGACAGCATTAAACAATTTAAACTTAGATACACAATCTTTAACAAAAGCGTTTACGACAAGAAGTTTAGATTATGAAACAAGATATACTTACGCATACTCAAAAATTGTTGGGTTACAAGCAGGTGGTGAGAGTGTCTTAAAAAAAGACTACATTCAATTAGCACCAAACCAACAAATATATGAAATACCAGCGAATCGCGAACTAAACGAATTACTATGGTTTACCCCAGCGACATTAAATAACACAATGTTTGACCCTTGGTCTTTTGGTGCGTTAGGTGCCGGAGGTGGTCTTGGTGGTGGAGGTGGTCTTGCGCAAATGGGTAATATGGCGGGAAGTTATTTTATGATGCCGGCGTTTGATATGTTATTAAGAATGCAAGAAATAAATATACAAAGAAGAATTATCGCAGGTGATTTAACATACAGAGTAACAGCGTTACCCGATGGTAAAAAAGCGATACACTTAATGAACACACCTGGTGGTAAATTTGACTTTGGTAATGGAACACTAACAAAAGGAAAGGTTTGGTATTGGTATTATGATGTTGGTCCAGCCGATAGAGACAAATGTTTAAAAGACAACCCAGACATTATTAAATTACCTTCTGATGTACCATTTGATAAAATGAGTTGGGTGGACTTAAATAACCCCTCTCAAATTTGGGTTAGACGATGGTTTATTGCTTACTGTAAAGAAACACTTTCTAGAGTACGTGGAAAATTCAGTGGTAACTTAAAAACACCAGACGGCGACTTAACAATGGATTACACATCACTTGCAACTGAAGCGAAAGATGAAAAAACAAAATTAATTGATGAGTTAATTGGTGCTGAAGGAAGATTAACAAGATTGAAACCAGACAAAGTAATTGAAAGAGAAGCATTACTTGCTGAAAATTTAAATAAATCCCTAAAATTTAGGGCAATGCCAAGACAAATATACGTAATATAATGGGTGGATTAAGAGTAGAAAATATCACACAACGAAAAAATGTTGTTAGATATCACACGCAAACGGTTGTTGAACCAAAAGTGGTTGTTGAAAAACCAACGGAAATACAAAAAATAATTTCTGTAGATAATTACATAATTAACGATGAGTCATTTTTAATTGTTAAAGACGTTGAATATTCTGAAGTTACTTTAAAATCGGGAAAAACAAATAAAATAACAATTAAATCACTAACAAATGTTTTAATTAAAACTGATGTTGGTTCTATAGATGAAGAATGGGACGAACTTCTTTTAGAGAAGGGTGCCTGTGTTCAGTTCCAGTTTCTTGAAGGTAATTGGTATGTAACTAGTTCTGATGGTTTGAAAATATCATAATACTTTAGAACCTTTACTTAAATTATCTTTAGCCCACAACGGTTGTAAATTTGTGTAGTGACATAATCCGTATAATTCTTCCTCGGTTTTAGCCGAAGACAAAGGGATTATGTGATCTATGTGCCAACCATAAAACCCATAATTATCCCAAGACATACCATCCTTGAATTGACTCTCAAGGTGTTCTTTTAAGAATTGGGGGGTACAACCGACAATATCAAACGTTTTATTTTTTTTGGTTATGTTGTTTATTCGTATGTAATGTATTATCCTCCGCCTAACAACGTTCGCCAATCTATATTTTACGTCGGTTTTTCGTTTGTGTTTACGATATACCCTTCGTCTCTCAATTTGTTCGTCTTTAGTTTTGTTTTTATGGTAAGATTTTAATTTAATAGCCCTAAATTTTTCAGGATTTTCTAAAAACCTAATTTTATCTTTTTCTTTGATTTTTTCTTTATTATTTTCATAATATTTTTTTATTGTTTCTTTTCTTTTACCCGGATTTCTTTTTCTATATTCCAAACTTTCTATTTTCCTACAATCATTACAACGCACCTTCAAGCCATCTTTCCTTTTTTTGTCAACACCAAAAAGACATAACTCTTTTTCTTCTTTACATTTACTACAAATTTTTGTTCCCATAATGTTCCCTAATAATACTCTCAATTATACGGGAAGTTTTACCACCATCTTTCATCATATGGTTAAAAAGTTTTCTATCTAAACTAATACCAATTTTAATTTTCTTATCTTGGTCTTCTTTTTTTGGTCTTCCCATATCTATAAATATTTAGGTTTTAGTAAAAGTTCTACTTTTTATAAAAAAATTATGAAATAAATTTTTGCATATATGGGTCAATGTCATCATACATATGATATGGTGAAACACCAACCTTTTCCCAAAACACAACCTCATCGTCTGACATTTCCATAACGTCCTCCAATTTATCTTGATCTTCTTCATCAAAAGGAACACCATTGATTAATTCGCATTGATCTTTTGTAAAGTAAGGTCTCTCTTCTGGATTTTTAACTAACAATCCATTTCTAACTTCTTCTTTAAAACAAACCAATAATGGTTCAACCCTTTTATTAAATGTTGCAATCGCCCTTTGAATATTATATTCACCTCTTAGATTAGGATTACTCTCTAATTCTTGGGGGTCAATTCTATAACAATTTAATTGAATAACGGAATCAATAGACTGGGGATCACCTTTGGTGTTCTCAAAATATGTTTCAATTTGTAAATCACTCCACCCCTTTTTTGGTCTATTAACTTTTTGTACATCACCGTGTGTTGCCTTTGTTCCGTTGTTTACATAATAAATCACATCACCGAGATTAACATTTAAGTTTTCTAAAATCGCCAACTCCATATGTGCTTGTCTTGACATTAACGCACCAGATTTGGTTGTTGTTTTACTTCTTTTAATGTAATCACCAACACTTTGTTTAATCTTGGCTTTATTTGCGATTTCCATTAGGGGGATATCTTGGTCAAAAATTCTATGTAAATAATCATAATACCATTCAACAAAATCTTGACCATAACCATTTAACAACATTTTAATTCCTTTATCTAAAAATACCTCAATATATTTTGGCATTTTCTTGGACTTAATTGAATTACCCGTTAACTTGACTTTACCTTTATCTGTTAATAACGCATAATTTTTACGAGCAAGATTAATACATGCGGGCCAACTGCCGTCAGTATCGAGGCCCATCGTTCCCCTCATACACATATCGTTAAATTCCGCAACATCAGCGTCAGCCCCAACATATTCTTTACCTTCTTTCACCAACCAGTTAAGACCTTTACCAGCATACCTTCTATTTTCAACACCACTTGGAACAGAGAAATTAATGCCGTCAGTGTCCATCACGCTCGCATTGTAACCCCTTTCTGTAAAAAAATTTATCATCATTCTTAAATACTGACGACCGGTACAGGTTATCATTTCACCTCTGTCCATATCACCCCACGGAAATACTTGTGGTGCTGATAACGCACCAAAAAGTGAATTAATAAATATTTTTACAGGTAATTGGAAATTATCATACTTCTGTGATATTTTAACATCTTTTGATTTCCATTCGGCGGATAAGTTCTTATACATAATACGAGTATCCCTAAAGTAAGATAACAAACCTTTCATAACACCAGTTATATCTGATTCTGGAAACACATCGTGTGTAAGTTGGATTGATGGGTAAAGTGATGAGTAGTCCAATTTTAGAACATCTCTTGAATAACCCACCTTTAACAATCGTGATAATCCACCGACAAAATTTCGTTTCTCTTTTTTCGCAGGAATCGCCAAACCATTTTTATATGACCACGCCAACATTACCAATTTCCAGATTGTTGCAGTACCCATTGTTGATACTCTCTCATAAGTTGTTGGAAGTAATGATGCTAATAGAAAAGACCCCTGATTAAACTGTTCATCAACTAATAACGTTTCTTCAAGGTCATCGTCAAGGTATCTCTCAACGATATCATCACCTGTTGTTTTAATATAGATATCACTTCTTCGTTCACAAATCTCATCAATCTTTGGGTCAACACCAATCTTTTTATAATTACCATTCTCAATATTTAACCAATGTTCTTCCTTATCTCTATACATTGACCCAATTTTATTATGGTCAATATATACACGATCCTTTGCTTCTGCGTTAATATGTTTTGTTATGTATTTAAGACCTGCTTCTTTTATTGATGAATTAATTGCTTGGGCTCTACGTACAGAATGGATAATATCAATATTGTTATAACCCCACATTTGAGTTTGAACGAACCTCTCAACTTCGTTACCCAATTTTAACATTGAATCTTTTTGTGATATCGGTCGTTGACTGTTTAATGTTTTTGCGATTCTTTTTATGTCAATGTTTAAGATTTCACATCTTTCATAAATCCATTTCCAGTCAAAGTTAAATGAATTGTAACCAGATATTATTGATGGTTTTAATTCGTCAATGATTTTAAAAAATTCGGCAATACCTTTTCTCTCTTCATCATCGTTTGTACACTCAATAACCTTTCTGTATCCTTTATTGGTTTTAATACCGATCATAAATATCCTACCATCTTTTGGTTCTAAAGAGGTTGTCTCAAGGTCAAATACAAGTCTGGTAACACTATTATAATCCTCAAAACCTTTAAATAATCTTTTTTCTTTTGATACTAAGAATTGTTCTGTGGGGGTTAACATTATGAATTTATCTTTTGCTTTTTCACCCCACGGGTCAATACCACCCTCTTTAAAGAATTGTGTTAAAGATCTATAACCTTTCATTGATTTAACTAAGAATGTTAAACCTTTTTCTAATTGTTCGTTTCCGTCGGTTCGTAATTTATCTATAACGATACCATATTTGGACATTGCTTCTTTTTGTAATGCTTTTGAACCTTGGTAAAAATTTAACCCACGTAGGTCACCAACCCAAGCAAACGCAATTAAACTATCTTTAACGATTGATTTTCCCTTATCTGGGATTTCTTTGATTTTATATATACAATCTTTTTGATAATCAAACTCAATTGCAACAATGTGTTCTTCTGGATCATTCCCTTCTAAGAAGGATTTAATTTCTTCTGCTGATATCATAATATATTTTTATTTGGTTTATTCGCTGCCGTGTGTTCTAACGACATTTACCTTTACAATAAAAACATACGATATTAATTAATAATTGTCAAATGTTTATTACGTCGTTATTATCCAATTATATGGAGAACCCGTTAAAAAACTTATTGCGGCTAAACCATCATATCCACCCGAACTTGAGTCTGGGGGATCGTTTGTTCCTCCAATATTTAAATTTACATTTGACCACCCTGTTGGGTTATATGTTGTGTTTCCACTAAAATCAACTAATATGTGGTTAACATCTATTGCAGACATATTGTTGTCTCGTAATGATATTCTTGGCATTCCTTGTGTTGTACCAGACACTAATGTTGCACCTGATAGTGGTGTAAAATCAACATAATCTAAATTACAACTATGTAAAGCAAACGCGCCGCCAAACTCATTATTCTGTGCGTTTTTAAAAAATTGATTTGTACTTGGAAATATAATATTAGTTAGGTTTGGATTTGAGTACACCCTTACAATACCTTGGAACGTCCCACTACTTGAACCACCTAGTTTTGTTAAAGGGGATAAATCCAATGTTCCGATTAAATTACAGCTAAACGCTTGATACGCAGTAAAATTCTGTAATGACACCGAATGTGTAATACCTGTTAAATATGTATTACTATAGACCCTAAAATCACCACCAAGACCAGACAATGGTGTTAAATTTAAATTTCCTGTTAGATTACAATTGTATGCGTGGTATATTAAAAAAACTTGTGATGATATTGAATGTGTAATCCCCGTTATATTTGGGTTTGAATAAACTTGGAAATCACCACCTAACCCAGATAGTGGTATTAAATTTAAATTCCCTGTTATATTACAATTGTATGCGTAATATGTTGTAAAATTTCGTGATGATACAGAATGTGTTACACTTGTTAATCCACTATTACTCTGAATCCTAAAATCACCACCTAACCCAGACAATGGTGTTAAATCTAAATTACCAGTTAGGTTACAATTGTTTGCGTAATATAATGTAAAATTATTCGGTGATGGTGAATGCGTTACACTTGTTAACCCACTATTATTCTGAATCCTAAAGTCACCACCAAGACCAGATAACGGTGTTAAATTTAAATTTCCTGTTAGATTACAACCATACGCATAATAACTACTAAAATTTTGTGATGACACCGAATGTGTGATTCCTGTTAACAACGTGTTATTATGAACGGTGAACGATCCACCTAAACCGGATAATGGTGTTAAATCTAAATTTCCTGTTAGTTTACAACTATTTGCAAAATATAAGGTGATGTTTTGTGATGATGGTGCGTGTGTAATACCTGTTAAATTGGTGTTTGAATAAACTTGAAAAGTACCTGACATTCCCGTGTAAGGTAAATTTAAATTTCCTGTTATGCCACAAGAAGATGCGTCATAAGTATTAGTAATTCTTGACGTTGTGTTATGTGTAATTCCGGTTAAAGTTGGGTTAACAGAAACATTAAATGTACTTATATTCGCTGTTATTGGTGTCATATCTAAATTACCAACAATTCCTGTACTTTGAATTCTATAGTTATTTAGTGTTGGAATAGTGATGTTTGGGTTTGTTATACCAGTTAAATTTGGGTTTGTGAATAAGTCTAAACTAGTTGTACCACCAACCCCCCAATTATTTAATCCAGATAAATCAATATGACCATATAAATTTTCATTATCTAAAGATAAACCCGTAATACCTCTAAAACTATTACCTTTCATTTGTATCGTTCTAACCCCAGGGTCTGATGTAAAACCAGTATATGTTGGCAATATTGAATTTCCTGCTGTTTGAGTAACATTTGTACCATTATCTAATTTCCAAGAAACACGTCTTGAACCGCCACCACCAAAAAGAACGTTTGGATCAAAAGACGCGGTCGCACCACTCTTTTGAAATGTTAACACACTACCAATATTATTTCTTGCCGTAAATTGTTGTCTACTCATATTTTAGTTTTTAAGTATAATCGTTACCAACAGTCCAGAACATTATTGAACCATTATATGTGAATGTTAAAATATCAATGGCACTCGCATTTGATGTTAATATAATAGAACCACCGCCACCATTCGCAACTCTATGTGTTCCTGCTGGCCCATTTATTGTTCCTAGTGTTAATGTTCTACCACCAACACCATCTTGTCTAATTATGATAGTTCCGAAATCACCATTTCTAACGTTTGTTAAATTCAGCATTGTTGTTGCCGTTAGTGTTGCCTCATAATTTGTTGATGTTCCAGATACGTCCCAACTTATAGTTGTTCCACTACCGGAATTGTTGTATGGATTTACTGAAGAACCACCTGTAATACCTGTTACCGATATTGTAAAATTCCCACTAGAACCACTTACGTTAATATTACTACCACCTGTTAGTCCACTTACAGGTAAATTCTGATATGTTGTTGCTGAGATTGTATTTGCGGTTAATCCACTTGTAAATGATGTTGCACCTGTTACAGTTCCACCACTTAATGGTAGGTATTCACCCCCAGTTGTCCCAGTATAATTAACGCCAAAATCTGGATATGAACCAACAACTTCAATATTTGTTCCACCAGTTATTGTCACAGTCTGATCTGTTGTTCCTGTTACAACCTCACCACTTGAATCAAGACCCAAGTTAATAATTGGTGAACCCGAACCTATTGTGTCTAAATTCAATGTT